CAGGATCTTCAGCTTGCCTGCTGATCTTGACCAACGCCATACAAATTGCAGCTTCGTTTGGTTGAATTGGATAACCCAAATATGCACTCCACAGTTCGGCAATCCTCTTGTGGTTTGTAATTGGATGCCCATAACGGACACCTCTCTCATGAATAGTTTTGATGACATTGTTAAATAGTTTCTCAGTGTTTGTCATAATCAAATACTTCATCGGATTTAAGTTTCATGTCTGTTAATCGCCTATGAGATTGCCAGCCTTGTGCTCTGCCTACCCAGTAGCCACGATTCCAAGCTTGATCCATTATCTTTGTTATTGCATACCAACCGATTAAATAACCCAGGATGCTATAAAGCACTATCCAAGGTGCTGTTGTCTCTATCATGTAGCCCTACTTTCCATACCACAATTTGTGGCATAGCAATAGTGTGACATGTGTGTACGACTTTGTGGATTATTTAGGGCGTAGTTTGTATAACGATTAGGTAACGATGTTACCCGTAATACCGCCCTAGAGCTGTAAATGAGCCATCCTTATTGATCGGCACTAACGTGGGTGTTAGCGTCTTTCCTACGGCTTCTAGTATAGCAATACCCATCTGCCAATTCGCGCTTCCATAGCGTATATAAGAGGCTTTTTTCCTATCCATTAGATTACCTACCTCAACCCCGTATAAGGGTCTGTAATGGCTTCCTATGGCTTCTGTATAGGCACTCATGCCCAGTCTATGGCTATGTCCTGCTATGACCGATTTGCCCCATTTTTTAGCCAAGTTAAGAGCTGTGATACCTGCGTGCTGACTCATGCTGCCTTCATCGCCATGTGCTAATACCCAGCCAGGGTGGAATTCATAAGCTGTCTTGTGATAATCAATGCCCATAGATGCAAAGTCCATGAACTTAGGATATTGAAGCTCTGGTAGACCTATAAGACCAGGTGCTTTTAATAAAGTATTGTAAAGGCGATCAGTATGATTACTGCGGATAACACTAGCCTTTTTGCTGTACTCGGTAAGATCCCAAAGTATGTCCTGAGTAGCTGCACGATCTTCGTTGAGACTTTGACTATAAGCCAAAGGTGTGCCATCGGCCCACTTGCTAATTGTTTGAAAGTCGATCTCATCGCCAACGCATAAAACCTCATCAAACTTCTCACGTCTTGCAAGTTTAATGACATTTTTGACTGCATGCTCATGATGGTATGGAATCTGTAAATCGGATATTACTAGCCAACGCTTAATCTTCATCCTCTTCTGGAGTAGGAATAGTTGGGATAATGCCGTCTTCGCCTACTACCCAGTCGGGCATAGATGATGGGCTATCCATTAGATAAAGTGCAACGCTTTCTGTAAATCCAGCTTTGCGTGCAGCTCTAAACATTTCATGTTTGGCTATATAAAACACTTCTAATTTAGTCAATGGCTCAGGTGATTTACGCACCACACGCCTATTGATCTTCTTTCGTTTACGTCTTATATCAGCCATGTGTTTATTGTCTCTTAACTATTAGAGAATACAGATCATCAACACGCTGCTCTAATCTAGTTAGTTGATCCTTCATGCTAGATCCACCGTTAGGACGTAATTCGTTGAGCCAGCCTTTAACTAAGAAACGTAATCCTATTAGCACGGCGCTCAGCACGGCGCAACCGCCAGCGCCAAAGGCTGCCCATTCTGCAGGACTCATGCTTCATCTGCACCGAGGCCATAAGCACTATCGGATTTATCTAAAGCCCTAGCTGCTGGGCCAGCGAGTGCTGCAACAATTACAGACACTGCTGGATCTAAACCTAATTCATTACTAGCTAAAAATGTCAAGAATGACACTAATACGCCACGTGCATAGGATTTAAGTATTGCCTTTTGTTTCTTGCTGATCTTCATAAGTTACCCCCTAGTAGTGGTATATCAAACGGCTTGCTATTTTTATCACCTAACTTTGTAAAGCTGATATGTATGTGCTTTGTGTGTTTGTTATAGCCCTTGTATTTACGCCACTTAAAATTAAGTATCTTGCTAGCAATCATGCCATTATGGATTACGTAAGATATGCGCTTATCGGTCTTTGCACAGAGTCTGATCTGGTCAGCCAAATATACTGACATCCCTTCGGATGAATCCAAGCGAGAATCCACATCAATGGCTCTGACAATTCCTGCATTTGGATTATGATCCGATTTTCTGGTGGAATGACGAGCATCACCCAGCCACCCATCAGAGGTAGTGCGACGATCTGGGTACCAGGTATCAATCTGATCTCTTAACTGCACACCAGCAAAACAAAGCCATGGCTTCATTATGAAAGAAGTAAAGCGGCTTCCTCAGCTGTAATGCCAAGTTTGCTTAACAGTGCAGCCTTAGCGGTTGCCTTTGCTTCGGCTTTGGCTTCTATTGCTGCAATTTGTAACTCGTCAATTTTCTGCTGGTCTTTCTCAGCCTTGTTTAATTCACGCTCTACTGTTTCGCCAGTTTCGCAATTTACAATTAGTTTAGTCATTATGATATACCATACAATCTAATAGAAGTATCTGTAAAATTTGAAAAACTTGCACTACCTGTTTTTCTAAAAACATCAATACTAGTGATGGCACTTGTAGAATTATAGAAACCAGTTGTTATGCCACCTCTTGAAGCACCAGCAGTATCGGTAGTAGCACGACCTAGAATTTGCATTTGATAAAATTTTGTTTTAGTAGTTGAAGTATAATTATCTAATAATAAACTACCATTAAAGCAACTATTTGCCGTGGTGCCGTTTGCATCTCTTCCAAAAGATGCCATACCAGAATTTGTAACAGAAGTGTCTAATGAAAGGTCGGCGCCTACTCCCCCACCATACCAAAAAGTAAACCAACTATAGTTATTTCCGCTATCGTTGTTAAATCTAATATCAAAAACGCTACCACTCGCACTATGTTGTATTCCGTGCCACACTAACAGTAATTGTTTATAACTTCCTAAACCAGTGAGAGATAAACTTGTTAAACCACTTGCTACTGTTTCAGATATTAAAGTCATACCACCACTTGAAACAGTTGCCCACTCTGGTGCTGTCGCACCTGAATTTACTCGTAAGATTTGATTAGCTGTACCAATTCCAAGTCTTGCTGGTGTTGATCCGCTTGAAGAATAAATTGTGTCGCCTGTAGTAGTCATTGGGTTAGTCATGCCAGTTGTATCTAAGTTAGCCCAAGCACTACCAGTGTAATATGTTGTTACATTTGTATCTTTAAGATAAGCAAAGTTGCCTTCTTGTGGTGATGTTACAGCTGCATCTCTAGCAGCGGCACTGGCGAATACCCAAACACCTTGCATTAAATAGCCATCTACATCGGCTGCGGTTAATACCTCGCCTGTAACAAAGTCCTTAAAACCTAATCCTGCTGCCATTTGTACTCCCTAGTAACTTAGGACATTATAGTCTAAAGTGCCATAAATCGTATCATTTAGGATAAATGCGTCTATGACTGGCTCTAATGTCGTGAACGTGGTTTTCCAACTATTCGGTGTTATGTTCATTCTTACACCAAAAATCTGCAAGGATTTCTCTAGAAGAGATCCGCCTGGCTGGGTAGTAATTACCTTTATTGGATCAAAGAAGTCTAGGTCTAGGGCTGCAATAACGCCTGTATTGTAATTAGGCGTGTATAGGTCTAGGACTATGGCATCTACTCGGATGCTAGTTTCAGCTCTACTAGCCACATAAGCCTGCGCATAATCTAGAGCTACGGCATCGGTTTGCATAAGTAGGCTATCTTGGAAGTAACTATGTAAGAAGTATTTGTCTATGCTGGGTTGATTTAGTGCTACCTGTGCAGTGCCACCAGCCCTAGTGATAGTGGCTTTATTAAATACTAATACATCGTTAAGAATCCAACTAGCATCAAAATATTCTATACCTGTGCCATTGTCCGCAAAGATTGTAGGTGTGCCACCAATAGATCCAGCCGTAACAGATCGGTCTTGGAATACAAACGACCCTGTGGCATCTACATACAAAGCACCATACTCAGACAGGGCTACAGTAGAAAGAGCTTGTAGTGCTGTGCGGTTAGTGCCTGGATCTGCTTGCATAGTAGTTAATCCTGCATCTACATCGCGCATAGTTGCTGGCCAGTCAATTTCGTCCAATATTTTGTTAATACGTGTGCCAGATAATTGTCCAGCGCCAGAATCTGTAACCGTACTGATCTGTGCTAATTGCACAAGTCTAAACGCATCCACAGCTTCTATTGTAGTCGTGGCTAAATCTGCAGATGATTCATCGGGGTATCTAGTTACATAACTTGTAATGAATCCAGAGAATATAGGATAAGTAACTGCACCATAAGTTGCAGTAATCTGCACTTTCTTCATAGGTGTCAATAAATTGTAATATGGGCCGCTTACATTCTGTGGGTTAAAGTCGCCATTCTGATCTATGATAGTTAAACTAAGTGAACCTGTCTGGAATTGATCTGATAATGCAGTACGGCCTCGGTTAGTCTCAATACGATTAACTCGATTAGATACATCCACAATTACGGATGTTGAATCTGCTAGTACATTAGTATCTAAAATGCCTGTATCTAATATCATGGCCTGGGCAAAACTAGGCCCAGTGCTAAAGTTAATTACTGCATTTATTACAGGTATTGCCACTATGGTAATCCGCCATTAGGTGCTGTGCTATAACCACTGCGCCCAGCGACTTGAATACTTTCTGCCATGAGTTGAGCAAATCTATCACCCGATGGAGTGCTAACAGTTAGATTAACGTCTACAGATCTATTGCCTGATTCTCTAGCTCTTTCTGTGGCAATTTGTGACACGTTCATACCGCTATACCCAGTGGTGCCGACTAATGACACTGCTAAATCTTGGAAGTAACTAGCAGGTAATGAAGTAGATCCAGACGGTGTAGACGAACTTGTTGTAGTAGGAGTTTTAGTAGTTACTCCGCCTAAAGAAGCTATGAAAGCGGCTATCTGTGCGTTCAAGGCTCTAACCATCTCTAGAGCTGTATTTTGTAAATAATCATCTATTTTAGTATTTAATGCTTTTACCTTAAATAATGCAAAATCTTCTAAAGACATACCTGCCAGTTTTGCTTGCTCTGCAAGTTTTCTTAATGCCTCAGTCGCTTCTAATTCTGCTAGATATTTTTTAGCCAAAGCCTCGTTATTGTCTAAGATTGCTAACTGTGATTTGAGGCGTAACTTGGTCTCTTCATCGGTTGCTTTGCTTAGGGC